TATATTCTTCCGTTTTGGTTTTTAGCCCCTGCTCTTTGTAAAACTCCTTGCACAACAAAACCACCCGGTATCCCATATGCAGCACCATTTGATTCCGTTAAAGAACCAACTGGCCTAAATGGCATATATTCTACTATAAGTTGTTTTGACATATTATTCCCCTAATGATCTTATTCTTTCTGATATTTTGATTAATCTGTTTGATATTTCCGTTAATGCTTTCGTTGTGCTTGGTCCATATGCAGACGACGTAACTCCAGATTCGCTTTTATATTTAGTACTATAATTTACTATTGTTTCTATTTCTCGAAGTTTTTTTGCAATTTCTCGTATGCTTTCTTTAACTTTAATAGATGGTTTAACGTCTCCGGATTTAAAATCGCGATATCCTTCTATAAGTTGCTCGTATTTTGTTTCTATAACATCTTCTACTTTAAGTTTATGGGTATTTCCTACTTTTAAAGTACGATGTTTTTTAGTAACAGTTCCTGGACTACTAGATAAATCTACAGATGGATATTTGTAATTTTTATGTTGCCAATCTGCGTCATCTAATGAAAATGGAAATTTATCTACGTATTCTTCTTCTTCCGATTCCGGATGTTGATATTGTTCTTCATCGTAACGAAACGTTGGAGGGGTATTTACAGATTCATATTTAGCTTTTTTACCTTGCCATTTTCCTGGTTTAGCAAATGCAGCTGGCGTATTATAACCAGCAATAGCACCTGTTACATTTTGTTCTTCAAGATCATCGTCGTCATCCATTGCGTTTTTTATAGCACGATCTTTAGAACCTTTATATTCCGTTTCGGGAGATTCTAATTCGCCATCGCCATCATAATCGCGATCAGATAAATCGGATTCTAGTTCTATGAACTTTTGTTCTATTTCTTTAAGAAACGATCTCATCGAATTTCCTTGAGTTCTTTAATTAAATCAAAATAACGTAGTAAAGATAATATGTGAGATTCTTTGATAGTTTTCAAATTTTCTACATTGCAAAGCATTTCTGATAATTTTTGTACTTTGATTTTTACTACTTTATCATCTACAGTTTTTGCTGATTCTGCTAATTGTTTTTTGATAGCTGGTATTATGGTTCTTACATAATCTTTCAATGTAGCAGTATCATTAACGTTGGTTACGTATTTATTTAATAGTTTTTTCTGAGATTCATCTAATCCAGAATATTTTTCATTGAATTTATCAACTAACAATTTATACGTTAACAAACGAATTTCTTTAGGTTGACTTTCAAATTTTTCGATGATAGGATCTTTTTGTGGCGCAACACGTTCCGTAATTATTCCATTATCAATGATAACGTTTTTACATTCCATGATTTGTTTTGGATTATCCGTTTCATCAAATTCAAACAACATGTTGATTGAAGCTAAAACTTTGTAATTAGATATATGCATTTTAGACATATTTTCAAAAACAAATTTTTCAGAAATTTCTTTAACTAGATTGTATCGTTGACGTTTTAGTGCGCTTTGATTCAATTTAGAATGCGCAGCTTTAACGGTTCTTATGTAATCTAATGCTTGTGCTTCACTTCGAAATTGTTCTTTTAGCAATGAATTGTATAATTGCAATTCTTTAGATAATTCAGTATTACGTCCGAAATGATTTTTAATAATATCGATAGTATCAGATTTATTAGATGACAACGTTTCTGAAGTTAATTTCCTAACTAACATTTCAAATAAAATACCGGTGTTTTTGTATTTTGAATGTTTTAGTTTCTTCATAGTTGGGTTTGCCTTAATTTTAAATAAATATGTTTAATTTTATAAAATATTGTTTTCGTCCAACATGGTACCCGAATCCGGATCTATATTTGCATTTGCATTATACGTTTCTGCAATAATACCATATTTAGTTTTCATTTTCTTTAATATACTTTCCGTAGCTACGGTTGTCTGTCTACTTTTAAATCTCGGATCTGGAGTAAATGTAGTTTTTTGATTTTCTGGGTCAAATGCTTGTTTTAATTCTTTTCTTCCGGTAGGATCCCAACCAAATGCATTTTGATGTTGTCCTGATTTAATTCCTTCTGGTGGACGGCCGCCTTTATCTTTTTCTTCTACTTCTTTGCTTGACATATGAACGGTTGCTAAATCGTGTGGCGTACCATATGATACTCCCGTTACAGCTGGATCATTTCCTTCTTGTTCGATTTGATTTTGTCGGAATCTTAATTTAAGATCTTCAATAACATTGCTTCTTTCTTGCAACCATTGATCTTCAGCCATATTGAATATGTATTCATATATGTATTTATCTGATACTAATTTACTGTCTTTCATAGCATTTGCTAACTGAATTTTTTCATTCATTAATGCTACTTTTTGTTGATCGTAAATTATAGATGGAGCTGTTAATTCTAGTTCAAATCCAACTAAATCTTCGCCTTCAAATCCTTGCGAATACAAATGCACTATTGCTATTTTTGCTAATTCAGACACTACAATTTTTTGAATACGTTCAATGGTTCTTGCAAAACGAATATCCATTGATGCTAACGTAGTTTTTCCTTCTACACCTTCATCGTAACCTAAAAATGGTTTAGGTATTTTAAGTGCAGCCATCATTTTATGTTTGATGTATTCAATATCTTCCATTCCAGTAAAAGTCATACCAGGAAGTGTATCTATGGTAGTAGATGATTGTCCCCCTCTTACTGGCAAGTAATAATCTTCTAACATGTTATTAAGATTAAACTTCAAATTGTAATTACCGGTGTTCGGGTCGATATGTGGAATTTTTTTCATTTTATTGATGATGGTTTCCATGAAGCTATCAACTTCATTTGGCGGAATATTACCAATATCAATTTTAAAAATACGTTTTTCTGGAGCTCTCATTATACGATGTATTAGCATCGCATCTTCCATCATCATTAATTTTTGAAATTCTTTACGTGCTCCTTCCAACATGGATCTACCATATGGTAAAAAGTTAGAATCGGATAACATACGGAAATGTGCAATTTCATATACATCATACGTTAATTGTTCAGATGCTATGTTTTTGAATTTAATTTCGTATTCGCCGGTAGCTTCGTTGTATTCTTCCCAACGTTCCATTTCATAACTAGAATATGGACGTGCATTAAGAATACCAATTCCTTCTGCAATATCTAGTTTTAAAAACAAATCGCCGTATTTAGTCATTTGACGAATCCATGACCATAAATTAAATTCTATGTTTAAGATATCATAAAATAAATTGTAAAGAATTTTTTGAATTCTAGTATTGTTAGTACGAATTGTTAATACATCTCCGAATTGATCTGCTAATGTAGATTCGTCAGAATATATATCTAATGCCGAAGATATTATTGGATCTTTATCCATCATTTCGTAATCTGCATACAATTGCATACGATTTTGATGCATATAATAATTAGAATCATATCCACCCATACCGCCGACACGATGCTTATTCGATCCGTGTAGACGTGTATATCTATCTGCTACTTTGCTTTGAGCTAAATTACCAACACTTTGCAAACGATTTGTATCTACTACGCGTAGTTGATCTTTTCCGTAAGCACGTACGATAACATTGTTACTAAATAGATTTTGTAAACGTTTTCTTAATGACGCCATATTTCTTTTTTAATATAAATATAACTATGTACAGAACCTTGGCGTTTTTAGATAAGCCAAGTTAAATCTTGATCACCATCACCAGGATTCCAATTCCATCCCGTATCGTTAGGTTTAATTTTGCCTGTATATATAACTGGATTTGTTTTTTGAAATTGCGATAATGCACGTTTATTCAAATCAATTCCTTGTTGACGTAATTTTAATGCCGTATCTCGTAGCCACAACGTAATTGCAAATGCCATTACTAAATCATCATTATAACCTTGTTGTGCCTGAGCTTTACCATTTAACCAAACGAATACTAGCAACTCTTGTATGAGACGTTTGCTGCGAATAGCGGGTGTTTTTTGCCGCATATACATTTCTAGTGCAGATATCATCAATGGTCTAGTACGTGATGTAGTTGATACTCCGGGAACCATTTGGCTCTTATCTTTCATATCATAACCTTTTTTCAATTGTACAGACGCATCCGTATATCCGTCATCTTTATATGTATAATGTAAATTTTGATATCCTCTATCTAATGCTGGCTGTATTGCTGCCCAGCCTATGTTTGCATTTTCAATGGCAAGTAATGCATTGTTCCATTCTGTTGCAACTGTTACTAACATGTTACCAAAATCATTTGGGGCAATCTTACCTTTATACTCTGCAACTTGGCGTACTGATTCTACATCAAATATTTGAAATGTAGAAAAGTCAGCGCCATCACCTCGTGCAACGTCAGCTACTACTGTGTAATCTTTTGCGTAATCCGGATATTCCCATACCCAATAGTTTCCGTCAAAACCTCTACGTTCTAATGGTTCTTCGCAACGGGTATCATATTCTAAAAGTAATGGACCATCTACTACAGTATGGCCGGAACTTACGAAGTCACAATCACATTCTTGTGCGGCACCACGTTCTCCTAGTAATTGAGTTTGTTCATTGCGCCACGCTTGATCTCGTTCTGGATGTACTTGCCAATGCAATTTGATTGTATGAAAACCATTTATTCCAGATTCAGCATCAGCCCACGTTTGATGAAACCAGTTACCAACTCCATTTGGAGTAGATAATACTATAGCGCCACCACCTGTTGATAATGTAGCTTGGGATGCTATCCATATT